CAGGACTTAAAGATATATACCTTAAAATGGGTACTAAATTCTTTAGAAAAGGTTCTGCAAGAGGTGAATATGGAGAAAGATTCTCTGACATTCAAGTAGGAAATGGTTTCCGTGAATTCTAATAAACCATCATTAAGATTATCATATATGTCTTCTGAAGCTGAGAAAGTTAATTTTACAATAAATGGAACAGAATTATTACTCAGAGATTTTAATATATTCTGCACTACTAAAACTAATCATAGAAACACATTAGAGCAATTAAAACAGATGGCACTTACTAATAATACTACAGGTGCTACTATTTATGATCTTGGAAATGTGATAAAAGCAGATTCAATTGCAGAAGTTACTGATATTCTTAAAGATGCACAAGATAGAACTGAGAAAGAAAAACAAGAACAAATGCAACAGCAACAACAAATGCAAGAACAACAGATTCAAGCACAAGCTGAGGAAGCAGAAAAACAAAGAGCATTTGAGAAAGAGAAAATGGATAAAGAGATCCAGAAAGATATTACTGTTGCTGAAATAAGATCAGCTAGTTATGGAGCTCAAGTTGATATTAATGAGAATCAACAGAGTGACTTTCAGGATGCAATGCAAGATATACGTGAGAGAGATCAATATAGAGAGCAAATGAATTTCAAAAGAGAGCAGGCTGCAGTAAAAGATGGTAATGACAAATCAAGACTTGATATTGAAAGAGAAAGATTATCTAATCAGAGAGATATTGCAGACACAAATCTTCAGATTGCAAGGGAAAATAAAAACCAATATGATGTAAAAAGTAATGCAAAAAAGAAAGAAGATAAAAAGAAAAAGTAATCTTAGCTATATACTGCAGAAAATTTACAACTAACTATCAAATTTATAAGGTTTAATCTAAAAATCTTAGTATATTATATATGTAATAACCAATTATTAAAACCAAAAGACTATGTCAAAAGAAGAAAATATGGAGCAAACGCAGGTAAAACAAAATGTAGAAGTTAACTTAGATGAGATCTTTAATGGAGCTCCAGGTGCTGATTCTATTACATTACCTGAAGAGAACACTCCTAAAAAACCTAACTTGTTCTCAAGACCAGAAAATGTAGATTTATCATTTGTAGATGAACCTAAAGAAGAAGTAAAAGAAGAAGCAGCAGAAACTGCTGAAGTTGAATCAGTTAATGAGCCTGAAACATCTGAAGAACCGGTAGTAGCAGAAAAAAAGGAAACAACTTCTAATGTTACAAAAGATGAAATAGATGAAATACTGAATGAAGGTATGGAGTTAGCAGAAGATGAAGATAAAAAATCTACTGCCAAAGGAAGAAAAAGAATTGAAGGAATGTCTGATGTTTTCAAGAAGATGATTGAGAATGATGAAATTATTCCTTTTGATGATGATAAAGAACTAGATGATTATTCTGCTAAAGATTGGAAAGAGCTTATTAAAGCTAATATGGATGAGAGAGCTAATAAAGTAAGAAGAGAAACACCTAAACAATTTTTTGATAGTTTACCAAGAGAATTACAAACTGCTGCAAAATATGTTGCTGATGGTGGACAAGATTTAAAGGGATTATTTTCTGCATTATCTCAAGTAGAAGAAACAAGAGAATTAGATATGAATTCTGAACAAGGTCAAGCTCATATCATTAGAGAATATTTATCAGCAACAGGTTATGGATCTGCTGAGGATATTCAAGAAGAAATAGAAATTTGGAAAGACTTAGGAAAGCTTAAAAAACAAGCAGGTAAGTTTAAACCAAAATTGGATAAGATGTCAGAAGCTGTTGTAGCTAGAAAGCTTAAGGAACAAGAAATGAAGCAAGCACAACAACGTAAAGCATCTGAGGATTATATGCAAAATGTATATAATACACTTAAAGGTGGAAAACTTGGTGATATGAAAGTTAATAAAAAGACACAATCACTATTATATAACGGATTAGTTAATCCAGCATATCCATCTATATCTGGACAAAATACAAATTTATTAGGACACCTATTAGAAAAATATCAGTTTGTTGAGCCAAATTATAACCTAGTATCTGAAGCTCTATGGTTATTAGCAGATCCAAAAGGATATAAAGAACAAATAATGACAAAGGGTGAGACTAAAGCTGTAGAGAAGACTGTAAGAAAACTTAAGTCAGCTCAATCTAGTAGAAATGCTTCTTCAACAGGAGTGGAAGAAAAAGAAACAAGAACTTCTAAGAAGAAAACATTACCTAGAGGACAGAATATATTTAAAAGATTTTAAAAATAGAACAACAACAATAATTATTAATTAACTAAAAAAGTGAAAAAATGGCAACACCAGTTTTAAACAACGGTCTCTTTCTAAGAGACACAAATTATGAAGCTAGTTCCCATGTAGATTCATACCACTTAACTAATATGCTTGGTAACGCAGAGCCAATGGACATGGGTCCAGTGGACTTGTGGGCAATGACGCAGAAGGTAGAAATGCCTTTGTATCAAATGGCATCTTTTGGTGGTAAGAATACTATTATGGTTGACAATGCGAGAGGAGAATACAAGTGGCAAACACCTGTATCTCAAGAATTACCTGTATCTATGGGCGTACAAGACGCAATCAGAGATACTCTAGGTGATACAAGAGGGGTTGATGGAGTAACATTCAAGATTAAACTATCTCGTAGAGAGTTTGGTCATGGAGACATCATAACCTATGACAAGTACAATGGATTAGAACTTTACATTACTGCTGATGATATTCTTCAGGTTGGTGATGGATGGGTTTATACTGTTCAACTTGTAAACAATGCATCAGGAACAGGACTTAAAGATATATACCTTAAAATGGGTACTAAATTCTTTAGAAAAGGTTCTGCAAGAGGTGAATATGGAGAAAGATTCTCTGACATTCAAGTAGGAAATGGTTTCCGTGAATTCTA